CGCACGTTCATATGCCTCTTGTAACACTTGATTGTGGTCTAAGCTAGGCTTCTCCTGACGAATTTGTGGTACCAGCGCACTCATTTCACTCGCGACATCGCCTAAATAGGGATGAGTCGGCTGGCCCTTTTCATCGGCCTGCTGCATCCAAGTGTTCACCGCCGATTCCAAAGCCTGCTGCTCGCGATTGGCGGCTTGCTGCCGCTCGAAGTTCATCTGCTGCAGGATTTGATCCACACGAGGATCCTGGAGGGGTTGAGGCGTGGATCCCGGCTGGACGGCTGAACTAGCAGGTTGAGCCTGCGACAAATCCACGCCGTACTGTTTGGCCACTCCAAGCACGACTTGGAGTTTCTGCTGGGGAGTACCCATGCGAAGAATGGCTGCAGTCTTCAGTAGCTCACCGAACGCCAGCTCGGGCCGGCCCCCTGCCTCCGCATCGATCAGCGCTTTGTAGGGCGCGACCACTTCCCGCATGGACTTGCCGAGTTGCGCATCGGGCATCAACTGCCGATGGCCGTTCATAAAGTCGGCTTCGCGCCGATGGACTTCCGCCTTGATGGCTGGCGAGAGCTTTTCCCATTCCGCACGTGCCGTAGGTTTCCATGTGGCGGGGGGCTTATTGACGTCCGCCACCCCGGTGGTGGCCGGCTGCGAATGAAGCTCTGGAGTGCTCTCTACTGGCGGTTTATTGCCTTCGGGCTCGGGATCATCTTTCGATTTAGGAGCGAAAGTCCCGTCTTCATTGCGCGCGCGCGCGGTGGTGTTCGCAGGTTCTTGCGCAGGCTCTGCGGGCGCCTCTACCTTTTCAAGCGTTTCCGGCTCCTCGACCGCGAATTTCTCGCGGATCGCCTCCCAATCGGCAGCCATGGTTTCGTTGATATTGGTATCGGTAAGAGCCATGGGATGTCCTATTTCGGGAGAGCGATGTTCGCGTTACAGCAGCCGTGGGGGTCCACTTTCGTGTCCAAATCCCACAGCTCGGGAAGCGCCTTGTTGAGCTTGTCGTAGAGATGACATTCTGAGGGCGAGCGGTTATGGAACAGGCAGTTCTCACACCGTACTTGCCGATCGACTAGTCCAGATTCGTCGGGCGTCACAGCGCCAGGAATACCTTTCTTGAGTTCAGCCGCATGATCACGGATCACTTCAGGATTGGGCGCTCCCTTGGGCCACCCTGAATACAGACCGCAGGAGAAGGTCTCCCCTACCTTGACGTTGGAGCCATGCGCGATACACAGATCCATGTCGTCATCGTTGCCCATATATTCGTCGGGTACGAACATCCGGCAGGTCTCGCACTGAGCGAATTTGCCGCGTGGAGATTTAGGGCTGGAGTCGAAATACAGGAAGGCATCCCGGTTGTTCTTGATGGCTGCCGGGCGGCTCAATGGTGCGACGTATTTCTTCTGGATCTGCTGCCAGTCCGAGGTCATTGACTTCGAGGAATCCTTGTCTTTGAGCATCATCGTCCCCTGAATAGCTTACGGATGCGCTCTGGAGCGTCCGACCAAGCAACGTGAGCCATCTTCTCGGCCAGCCTGTCCTCCCGCTGCTCCTGATAGCCCTGGATGCGCGTAGCTTCTTTTTGCTCCTGGTCTCGGCCCTCGTAGGGGCGGCAGTTTGAACGGGCGAGGTCATTCCTACGCTGCCTACGACCGTCTATAACTCGACCATCAATGGGGGACTCATATGCGGGCAGATCATTCCAAACAATGGGCGCTAGGGCTTCCTGCTTCGAATCCCACGGAACTTCGACCATGCTCTTGCTGGTTTCATCCCAGCGATAGCGTCTACGCATCGACGCCCTCCTCGTCTTTCTCATAACTAGCCGCAGTCATCGAGGCGGCTTGCAACTGCGCTTTGGCAGTGATCTCCGCAACCATTACCTTCGTCTGATTGCTCGCGTCAGCGATGAGCCGCTCATTCTCAAGTTCAGCCATTCGAATGCGTTCCTTGGAGGCAAATTCCGCCTGCTTCAGTTGGAACTCATGTTGTTTGAGTTGAGCATCCTTCTGAATCTCGATCTGCGCTTCCTGATGCGCCTTCTGAAGCTCCATCTGCATTTCGGCCTGCCGCTGTTGGCCCTCCGCAGATTGCTCCGCTTGTGCAATCTGAACCTTGCCTTGGACCTCCATTCCCTTGAGTTTCTCCTCCGATTGCGCCTTCATCTGCGCGACAGCGATCTCAGGGGGCGGGGGCGGCGGATTCGGTGCCTTGAGCTTCTCGAATGCATCCTCGACCGCGATTCCCATGCGCGCGCGGCGAATGACGGTCATGACGAGTTCTTTGACAGCCTCAACCGGAAGTGCGCCCGAGGTCACAATCGGCCCAAGCTTCTCGAGCATGCTGGCGACGCCCACCATGACTTCTGACAGGCCGGCCATATCAGACTTGAGACTAGCGGCCACTGTCGAATCAGTCTCGACGTCCACCTTGAACCGCCGCATACCGCTCGACTTCATCAGACCGGTAATGTCGTCCCACGTGGGGAGCTGCAGAATAGGGTTTGGCGGGGGCGGAGGTTGGCCGAGCTGCGGAGGCTGCTGCATCTGAGCCATCTGCTTCTGCTCAGGGGTCGGAAACTGTAACTCCGTCATTTCGGCAAAGGTCTGCGGCGCGAACTTGTCGCACATCGCATCGACCGCGAGCCTCAATAGATCCTTGGCGTAGCGCTGCACTTCTTTCTGCATGCGCTGTAGCCGCACGGAAGCGTTGGTCTGCTTCAACTCTTGAGCTTTGGCCGTTTCATCCGGGTCCGTGGCCCCGCGGATGATATCGGATATCCCCGTGATCTCATCGATGATCGCTTTCTGACGGTCCCTGGCTTCGTACAAGCTCTCGAGCACCGCGACCGCTTTCTCGATGGGCCACCAGGCGAGTGCGTTATCCAAACCGCCTTCGTACGCCTGTGGGTTCTGGACGGGAATGAGCTCGTTATCGTCCCCCTCCATCATGGCTTTCAGATCGCTCTCAATCTTGCCGTCATAGAGCGCCCGCAGCTTCATGCCATTGACGATCTTGTCGATCCGCGCCGAGATGCGGTCTAACTCATCCGCTTGATTCTGGTAGAGCGTGAAGGGAATGATCGGAAGCGTTGAGCCCGTATCCTCAATGATCATCAGAGGCGCAGGGTTCGGGAAGAATCCCCCAAACTTGATCGGCGGCTGCCCTTCGGGGTTATCTTTCGGGTAGAGGAGGTATTCGCACTCCTCATGCAGGAAAAATACCTTCTCCCCAATTTTGTCCCAGATCTCCCAGAACTCCGCGACCTTCGCAGTCTCGCTCTGCAGCTCCTTGATCGGATCCTTCTTGTCATCCGACTCGGGGACGGCAAACTTGATGGGTGCGAGATCCTTCTCGTCAAACTTCTTTAGTGCATCATGGCGCGATAGCTTATGTCTGAATGCCTCCCAAGGCACTTCGTCCCACACTCGCCCAAACCCATGCCGGAAGTCACGCCAGTCCACATGCTCAGGGAAAACCTGTTCGTACTCGATCTCCTCCTGGGGCTCACCGGCAGCTACGCCGAGTTCGTCTTCATCGACCTCTTCCTTCTCGGTGGGCTTCTCAACCGGAACCTGCTTGATCGAGGGAATGTACCGTATGCGCGATACGCCGCGGCCAACGAGGAGACCATCCAAGGCGTCATTGCGTAGGCACTCATCCGTGCACTCGTAATCGATCATGACCGATAGCGAGCGCTCCAGTACCTCGGAGACAGCCTTACCCAAGGGATCGGCATCCCGGAACCGCCGTCTCACATCGGGATTGGGCCGCGAGTTGTAGATTGCTGGCCGGAGCGTCTCGGTATTGCTCCAGAGAATGTTGACGCGGTTTCGCTTCTTCTCCTCAGCCCGATAGCGCTTGACGATCTTCTCGGCTTCATCACGCCAGCTCTTCTCGCGCTTGTCCGCGAGCTGCAGCTCCTTCTTCCACTGACGGGCTTCCTGGGCTTCCCGATCGACGCGGCTGAGGAGTGACTTGGCCATTGGCTAATTCGTATGAATCTGCGCCGTCGCCCCGATATCCAAGGATGCGCAGGCACCTGCAGAGATTGCCCAGCCGACATAATCGCCAGCGGCTATCGCGGCATTGCTGACTGTCCCATCGACTGCAGTTCCAGTAGTGGTGATAGTGACAGTGCCAATCGTCGTAGGGCTGGCGCAGCTAGCACTGGTGCCACACTCGTAGAATGTAATCGTTGGGTTGGTTGTGCAGGTCGTAAGGCTCTGCGCGGAGCCCTCGATGTTATCGACCGTGGAGGCTTTTGCGATCTTGGAATAGACGCTCTTGGTGTTGACTACGGTGGTGATCAATCCAGGCTGATAGGATAGTTGGGAATAGGCTTGCGCAGAATTAGCCGCGTTTTTCCAGCTTCCGTTATAGACATACAGACGGTCGTCCGTGCTGTCGTATCGAAATGGAATAGAGTTCGCATATGCTCCAGTAAGACTGGCCGGAACTCCGGTAGGAACACCAGCTACTTTTCCTAGATACTGGAATCCATTCGTATCAGAAGTAGCGTTGGTACCAAGCTTAAAAACTGAATTGCCATTCTGATCAATCAATGTCCAGCACTTGGTCAATGCACCAATGCATTGAAAGTAAGGTACGTTTGCAGAAATCTGTAGAAAAGAAACATGTCCAGCCGAGGCGTTAGTAAATACTGATCCAGAAAATGCGGTGGAGGTTAGTCCTAGATTTATCTGGTTCAACCCATCATCTTGCGCACCTATAGTGGCTCCATTGGTAGCAGATCCAGTCGTTTGTGATGCTGTAATCTGCGCCATACCTCCAGAAAATGGGGAAGCCCAAACTAGATCTCCCGTGCCGTTCATAAAAATAGTATCAGGCCCGGCGGTGACGTTAAATTGACCAGTACTCCCAGTACCGTTGGCAGTACCTGCATTTAAGAAAATAGATCCGCCATTTGCATTCGTTCCGCTGCCATTACCTGCATTAATAGTTACTGCTCCCCCAGATCCTGCAGATCCGGTTTCACTTCCGGCGCTTATTGTTAGTCCAGCAGCAGTACCGCTGGCCGTGTTATCGTTTGGGGCCTGGATAGTCGCAGGTATGGCAGTCGTTCCTAACTGAAACGTACTAGTAGAGTTTGTCCAAGTGACAGCAGCGTTACAAGCCGCTGCAGTAGAAGAGAATGCAAATAGCACTTGAGAAGCAGCGCAGGTAGCGATATTAGCTAGCGACAGTGTCCCGGTAACTCCGCCATTGCCTGAGGCGGCTAGACTAACCGCCGACATTCTCGCGCCAGCCAGCGTTCCTGAGCTAATGTTGCTGGCGTTGGTGGTATCGGTCGTAGCCGAGGTAGCCAGCCCATTACTTCCGGCTGTCAAGGTCGGCAAGTCGGCAGTCGTCAGTGACAGCAATCCCACCGTACCGGTTGTCCCAGTACCGACGACTTGATGCGTTGTCTGGGCCGTCGCTCCGGTTATCGCCAGAGTACCGCTCGTCGTAATTGGAGAGCCGCTAATTGCTAAAAATCCTGGAACGGTTTCCGCCACGCTCGTAACAGTTCCATTCCCCCCGCCTCCATTGGAGGTGACTACTAAGGCTCCAGTCGCATCGAACTGAAAGCCATTCTGGTAGGTCAGTGGCGTAACTGCGGAAGTAGTCGTGAAGAGCGCGCCACTACTGTTGAATGTAAACGGATAGGCATAGGCAGTGATTGCAATACCGATGCCCACCAGAAAACATAGAATCCTCGAAAGCTTCATCTATCCTCCAATCTCTTCTGGCGCGCTCGCTTGACCATCTCATTGATCGTAAGATCCGTAGGCCAGCGCTGCGGTTGATTCTTGGGCTTATCTCGGATCACCGGACGTGACATACAGCCATATCGCAATGCATCGGGCGCATGGTCCTCTCCGTCCGTATCCACATCTTCAGGTTTGAGCTGATCATGTTGTAGGGCGGGCAGCGTGCGGATCAGATGCGTGCAGGTGGAGAAGATCTTGAGTCCGGCGTCGATCTTGAGCCGCTGCCTGACCTCGTCCCAACCGCCCATAGCACCCAACTTGGCAACGCGAGAGTTATCAGCACGGCGCCAATTGAGAGCCATACGCTCAGCAATACTAGGCCCACCATCACGTGCAAAAGCCGCAGGGTCAATGACTTCATCACGCATGACCTCGTGGGTATCTACTTCGATCTGCTTGATACGCGCGCCAACTTCCTGGGCCGTCATCATACAACCCTCGTTGGCTTTGCCATTCCAACCGTACCATTCGCGATATATCACCAACGTTCCACGTGGAACCGATGTTAGTTCGCCATCGCTTACGGCGGCCCACAGAATGCAGAAAGGTTTGGCACTGCCCCAGTCTCCCATACGAATACGAGCCCAATGAGAAGGGATCTCATAGGGGGCGCAGACATGCCGCTCGATTGAGAACTCAGGGAAGAAAGCGCCTGCGATGACGTTCCAGTCGCCCTCAAGCCACGCCCGTACCAGTTCAACGCTACCGACCAGATAGAGTCTGGAGATGTAGTCAGGGTCCTTAGCGAGCAGCACGCGGTTGTCTGCGATCTTGGAGGGGATATAGACATAGTGGTGCTGCTTGCCATTGGGGAGATCGCGGACGAGCCGCTTCATTCCGAGGGGGGCCGGGTCGATGAAGCGCTGCTTAATCCAATGGTGTCCGGGACCGCCAGGGTTTGCGGAGAGTATGAGTTGGATGGGTACGCCGTGACTGGATCTAAGGCAGCCGAAAAGGCGGTCAATTGGAGCAGACATCGGGTAGTTTCCTGCCTCTTCAACTGCCGCGTCACTGAGGGATTGTCCCTGATACTTTTCAGCGTCAGCAATGCTCTCAAGAGGGCGGAATCGAATTCGTCCTCCATGAGGCATCGCGAACTGTTTCTTCTGCTCACTGTATCGCGCTCCGGTGGGGACATAGATCTCCTTCGCACGCTCTATCAAGTCGTCCTGCTGCGGCATCTCCTTACGAAAGAATACGGCGTTGAATCCATTCCCCCAACGCTTCTCCTTCAGCGCATACTTCCCCAGGATGCCGTCTGTCTTGCCACCTCCTCGAGCTCCACCAAACAGGATCTCGGGATAGGGGCACATAACTAGGGCATGCTGAGGCCCCGCTTGTGGTCTCCACGAGTATTCAACCGATGGTTCTAGTGCCGCCTGAGCGGACGAGCCTGACATAGCTCCTGCTAACTCCGTATGTACGAGCGGCCACTCGGCTTGAAAGAGTGCTCTGACGAATCTCGCCTACCAAAGATCGCGGCACTTTATGTCGATCATGACGAACCGAATCGAACCGATTTTCGGATTGAGTCCCATACTCAAGATTGACCAACCGGTTATCTGTGAAATCGCCGTTTAGATGGCGCGTCACCAATCCCACTGGCCGTATACCGACGAACGTTTCCAAAACTAAATGATGGACTTTTCGCTTTACCTTCCCCGGATTGAGATTCAAATCCATTGAGCCAGCGTTCTTGTATGGCTTCCTGAGCTTAGGAGGCAGCCGCTTCTCATAAGCACCGCTTGGATGTGATACCCAGACGGACTTGGGAAGGCTACGGACGCGGCCCAGATCGCTTACCTCGTAATAAGCTTCAAATCCCACTATAGGTCGCCAGATTTCAATTTGGTCTTGAGCCATAGGTCTCATCCCACTTCTCGGGCGGCAAAGGCTCGGCAGTGACATCCTTCGGTTTGACGGTCACATCCATGTCGATCTGCTGCGGAATCAGTCGGGCGTAGAGCTTGTAGAAGTCAGCAGGATTGGCGAGCGCCCATTCCGCCATTTTCTTCAGTCCGCCGATACGGTTGAAGACGGTAATGACGTTCTCTTTAGCCGTCTGGCCGAGCTTTCCCTTAGCGCCGTGAGTACGTGCCATTTATTTATGCCTAGGCAACTGATTGCTTTCGACAATCTGGCAATCGATGCGCTGGAGAGGAACGAGCGCCGTCACTTCGCATTTGTGGCATGTCGCGAGCCATTCAGTGGCGGCTTTCCTCCAGTCTCCCTGATCCAGAAAGAGAGCGCTCCCGCATTGGGCGCATTGCAGATTGGGCAAAATTAGGACCGGATGCGTCATTCACTGCACTCCTGCAGCGGTAATCAGGCCTCGGTCGGGCCCACGCAGATAGGCAATTCGAAGCGCAACATTGCCCCCGAGCGATCCGGGGGTAACCGCGGTCATACAGACGTCGTAAAGCTGGTCCTGACTTGCTGGCGATGGGTCCTGTGGCAGTCCCAGAAGCTCCCAGAGCCGCTTGCCGACGTTGGCTACACTAGCGGCGGTATTGACCTTGATCGGCGTATAGAGGTTGGTCCAATAGGGCCTGGCGACATCCAAGCTTGTACCGGTCGGGAGCAGGATCGAATCTGAGCCGGCGACAATCAGCGAGCCGCCATTGGGGAGCAATAGTCCCAGTTTGTAGTTCGAACCGAACGGATTCCCATCGTTCATGATCTGCTGCTCGAGGATGCGGGCCGAGGCCGGTAAGCGGAAAAAGCGATAGACCGTCCCTGCAGCATCTTTGGAGCCCAGCACGAGCGTCGCGATTGACTCGAAGACCTGATACGCGAGGAGGGAATTGATTTTCTCTTCGCTTTGAAGCTGGCTTGACTTGAAGGTCCCTGCGGTCTGTGTGGGAGTGACCATTACTACGGGATTATTGACCGTGAGGGTGAATGAGTTCGAATTCGCGCTTGAAGGATTGGGATTGCTGCCGGTGACCGAAATCGAATAAGCCGTCGAAGTCCCCACCGTAATCCCCGCTCCGGTGAGGACGCCGGCCAAAATCCCGCCCACATACGTCAATCCCGCAGGTAACGTCCCCGTCTCGCTATAGCTCGTAGCATTGGTGAAAAACGCCGTTGTATCGAGCGTGAAGGCCTGCCCTGCCGTGAGATTGGGGTAATTCTGGATGGTCCCGCTGAATGCGACATTGCTGTTAGCGGCTACTACCACTGCAAATGCAGGCCCCTGGGCAATCGATCCATCCGCATTCGTGACCTGCGGAATGATCCCGGAATAGGTTCCCGCTGCGGCACTGACGGTCCCCGTAATGGCGCCCGTACTTGAGTTGATGGAAGCGCCTGTGGGCAAGCCTGAGCCGCCAATCGAATAGAGCAGAGGCAAAGTGGCCGCGTCTGACTCGCTGAAGTAATTGGCGAGCGAGAGTGAGATAGCAGCGCCTGAGACCACATTCTGCCCAGGCACTTGGCCCGTGCTCTGAGGGAAGAGTCCCCGAAGATCCCAGTGCGAGAGAGCGCTCCATTGCGCCCCGTTATGATGGCGGAACGCTATCTGTGTGACTGTCGTCGGCCACGACATATTGCCATCAGGGGTCACCGTGACCGTCCCAGTCCCCCCGCTCATGGTGAACTCAAGCTGCTCGTTGTTCGTGATGTCAGGAGAATCGGTTAGCCGCGAGGGCGTCCCATTCTGATCAAACGCCAGCGCCTTGAGACTGCCCAAGGTTTGAAAGCTGGTGCCGGTCGGCGGATTTAGCGTAACCCCAAAGCTAGCCGTCAATCCTCCGGAGGTCGTCACTTTGATAGTGGCCGAACCGTTTCTGACATTCCCCCCATTGACTGTGAACTGGATACTACTGGCACCCCATGAAGTCGCGCTGCAAGCAGCAGTAAGCGACGCATTGGCACCATCAATCAGCGTAATCGCGGCGGAGCCAGTATTACTGCCGAAGTTGCTTCCCGAAATGGTGACGCCCGTCTGCCCTTGCTGGATAGTTCCAGTCCCGACCGAGGTAATAATT